CCCCGATATGGTCGTTCATTCCTATATCAAAGCAAGGGCCATGTGCAGGAGTCATAATTGGTACAGCCATTTGAGTTGAACTATTTTGATAATACTTAAAGCGTTCCTTAAACCATTCTAAGCGGTCCTTGTAGGCTTCGGCTTGAGGACCTAAACTTCTAGAGGAAGGCATACGTGAAAAGACTAAAACAAGACGCTCAAATAATTGAGCAAGTCTTGTTTTTTCGTCTGTCTCATTGGCCAATATAAATGCTATTTCCTCATCTTGTAGTAAAGGCTCTCCAGCGTCTGTATCCCCTACCAGGAATCTATATCTGTCTAAGTCGCTTGTACTCGGGTCTCCTGAATAGGTCCATGACATGAATATCCCTCCTACTTAGAAGTTTTAGGCTTTGTTGCAGTAGTCAAAACCTTCTTAGGCGTACCAGTTGGTGGTGTTTCAGTCTGCTTGGCTTTAGCCTCAGGCTTCTCCGCGCGACTGGAGCCTTTTACTTCCCTCTTGATTGGGGCTTTGACTGAAATCTCCACCCCTAATTTACCTGCGAAATAATCTTTCTGTCTTTGGGCTGCATCCCCATCTGTTTCTAGTGGAACTAATTTATTTTCTCGGCACTTAGTTCGGAATAGTTTGATAGGATCCTCCTCGGTAACAATCATCCCGGGAGTATATAGCATCCCTCCGCACTTAAAAGCTCTTCTAACAACGTATTGTTGCATTAGTCAACGATTCCAACAAAGAATGTGCCGAGATCCTTTGCTACAACGCCCATATCAAAGGCCATTTCTCCTTCAATTCTTTCTGTATCCATTCCTAACCAAGGCATTGGGATTCTTACTACTCTGTTTCCGAATGCACCAGCTCCCATAAGGCCTCTCCATGCGAAGATATAACCTGCAGAAGCTTTCTTAAGTCCTGGTTTTTTCTCAACGTAGCAAAGTAAAGCGTTTTTACCCATTACGAAAGACATTGCAGCGGTGTCACCTTTAGCCGCAGAGTTCTTAATCGCCCATGGAACATATACGTTTTCTACTTCAAATAACTGAGCTAAAAGGTCTTTTGTTGCTATACCCTTTTGAGTATATTTAATTCTGTCGATTACGTCTTCATGCTCAATCAATGCATTATATGCATATGGTGAAAGTACAAGGGTATTCGGCTTTTTACCTGTGTTCTCTACCATTTTAGTTGCTTCAGCTTTGATTACTCTTATTGGGTCAGATGTTGCCTTGTCCCATTTAATGGTTTGTCCTGCAGTGGGTCCAGAATCTACTCCAGTAATATCCGTTGCCCAAATACCAGATTGGAAATATTTAGATGCCCACATGATTTCTCTTTTAAGTAGTAACTTATGGGATACGTTCTCGGTTGCATCCTGCTTAGGTTGTAACGGAGTATCCGCATTTACTACATCGTCCTCTGTAACGTCTTCATGGTACGCATATTTTCTACAGAAATATGGAGGTGCTTGCTCGATATCATAATCGCCACCAGCTGATTCTGTTCCTTTTGCTCTTTCTTGTGCGTCATCTCTGAAGAAGTCTTCCTTCTTATATTGGAAATAAGTGTCAGATTGCTTTTGTACCCCTACTATTGGGAATACCTTATCCGCTATAAAAGCATCAGCCTCTTGCATAAAAGCTACTGAAATGTTAGTTAGCGGTTTGTCAATATGAATTTGTTGTCTTGTAGGCATGTTCTTTTCCTCCTTAGGATTAATTTATTTTGATTACTTCAATAGGATAGAGCCTATATCATCTGCAGCTCCACCAACCATACAGATACCAACAGGTTTTCCTGTAGCTAGGGCAATAAACTTACCAGCTGCAGTTACTTCCACAGCATCTCCAGCATTAACAGTTCCACCTAAAATACCGAAAGATACCCCTGCAACAGTAACCTGCGCTGGTTCTCCGATATTATTTGGCTCTTGAAGGATACCTACTATTAATCCACCAGCTGAAGGGGCTACTCCAGCTCCTGTGGAATCGATAGTGATTCCTGTATATCTCTTACCAGTCATATCTACTTTCGGTACGATTGTAAGATTTCTAAACTTCATCTCGTATGCGTTCATGCGACTTCCTCCTCAAAAATTATTTATACTTGGCTAAACGTTTTTAATTAACCCAATTGGGCTTTAACATAAGCTTCGTAAAGTTCTGGATGTTGTTCCATAACTTCATTAATAGCTTTTGTTTGGCTAATACCTTTAGACTTAGCAATTTCAGTTGCTTTAGTCTCAATTGCATTCCATGCTGCATCTTCTGTACCGTCAGTACCTTCACCCGACTTACCGATTTCAGTGAATGCTCCACCTTTTTCGATAAGTGTATTTGCCATTTTAAGAATCCCAAATACTTCCTCGCAAAGTGTATCATCAGCATTCTTAAGTTTTTTGTATAACTCAGCTACCTTTGATTCTTCCCCTGCGATATTTGGTATTTCTTTAGCTTTGATGATTGCCTCAGCAGTGAACTGCTCGTCTCTCATCTTCTTTACGGCCTCTTCAGCCGCTTTAGCTTTTGAAATCTGAGTCATTAATACAGATTTTAAAGCTGGGTCGATGTCAGATGCCTTAAGAAGCTCCTCTGGATCTTCCTGTGTTGTCACTGTTTGAGTTTTGATTGTTTTCTCAAGCTCAACAATCTTATCATCTGCCTCTTTTTTACCTTGCTCCGCAGCTGCAAGTTTTGTTGTTACTTCTTCTGGGACTTCAGCTCTAGCTTTTTCTAACTCTGCTTTTATGAAGTCTGATTGCTCTGGCTTCAAAAGAGCCAAAATTTGGTCAAGATTCATAGTTCTTCCTCCTCTTTGTTTGATTAACTTGATATGTGCTTCACTATTAGCTCCTTCCGGAACCAGAGAAACCTTTTTATATTTTGGATTTACAATCCAATTTTTATTGAAAGGATGATTTTTAGGTTTAGCCATTTGAAATCACCCCTCAATCCTGAGTTATTGGAGTCCTAAAACCTTCTCCACCAACGGAAAACATTTTATACTCACCTGTTTTAATCTTTTGAAAGATTTCTTTATCTGGTATCCAGAAACCTACCCACCAACCTTCCGGGATAGTACCTTCGGGAATCCCCATAGCTTCCATCTTCTCTTTTGTGAACATGACAGATTCAATTAAATGCCCTACTGAAGGGCCATCATGTCGCTCGTCTGTTCCCTCATTTTCAAGAACATATCCGTAAGCAGCCTTCTCAAGCTCCTCCGGTACAGTCTGGTCTTGGTCCCAATCAATCGGAAATTCTCCGTCTTTCTTGATTGCTACATTAGCCCACCCAAAAACGAGCTGTCTATCCGCAACAGCCTTTGTTATATCCACGCGGGCACTTTGCTGAATATTATCTACATTGCCTTCGGCACCGGGATTTTCCTCGGGTGCTTCTTTTGCAACGTTGTCAGTTTCTAATCCAAAATGAAGTTGGAAGCTAGGACACTCAGATAGATACTGTTCCTTATAAGGGGAATTCTTTTTAATGTTATTATATCTTTCCCATTCCTGTTCAGCTACCGCTATACGCTGAGCTAACGCGGGAAAATCTCGTAATGCCTTGGCACTCGAAATAAATCGGGAAATATAAGCTGATTTACTTTCACCCATCTTAGGACTTGGCACTATCCATCACCTCCTATTTACACCTTAATTGTTATTGTGTACGACTCATTTTACCCTACCTCCCCTGATCAAGGGAAACTTGATCGTCTAGTGCATGATCTACAGGGTCTCTATCAACGGATAAATCCCCTTTCGACTCCTCGGGAAGTTTTGGATCCTTTTGTTGCTCCCCATCCCTCTTGGCCTGGGTGGCTTCCTCAGCTGGAATACGATACATTGTATCAAATTCCTCTTCACTTAGAGGATCTACACTAATTAAACGACGTACTAAGTTCATTAATTGGATATCCTTAGTAACATCCAAACCACCAGCGCGTAGAATAAAGGCTAAATCCTTAAGATTTGGAGTTTCAATTTCTCCAGGTACTATCTTAGGATAAGCATCTACCTGGAAGTTATTTATTTGGAATAATCTAGGTACTGCAAAGGCATTGAAGATATCAGCTATATCCTTAATAATGGCCTCTAAAGAAGCACTAAGTAAACTCTGCTTAACTTCACCTAAAGCGAACGAACCTACTTTATCTCCACCCATCATAACAATATCGGCGAGGAGGGTAATGGCTATACGATTGTCATATCTGTTGATGATGGCATTCGTATCAAATTGCCTTGATCCTCCAGTACTTAGCAATTCCAGTTCCCACCCATGAGGTTTAACAATACCCTCATTGGCATCTCTACGAATACTACGTACTAAGTTTTTAGCTACACCTAAATATGCTACTGCGGTTGGATCTTTGGAATTCCAAATATCGATATTTTCCGGAGGAGTTATAACTGGTAAACCAGCTAAGTCTCTTTCGACACCGATACCTTCAATTTCTTCCATACGCTTCTTAAAATACCAAGGACGATATGCATTTCTAAGAAGTGAACGCCCCTCTGGATTATCCCTAGTAACTTCCGTTCTAAATAATAACCCACGACTTAATGGGATTGTTACTTGCCCATAATTGGGTGGTGCTTCTTGGATAAATGCCTTAACATCCCCATCATCGGCAAATTCCCATCCATATAAGGTACTCTGTGCTCTTATAGGCATCTTTTGCCATCCGATTAAACCATCTCTATGCTTACTGCGAAACTTGGAATTCGTGGCATCTGGCCCTCTTCTTATCTTATATACAATTTCATGGAAACTAAAACCATAAATAAGACTGGATAAAATCTCAGATATCGTACTTGACCAAGTCATTCGCATATCATGCATACAAGATTCTAAGAAGATAGCTAACTCTATATCCCTTGGATCTTTGGATGCAGGTGTAACCGTCCATTCAGATTTCTTAATAAGTTGCTTAATCATGTACATAACCGCCCCTATTGTAGGGTCATTATCCGACATTTCTTTAAACACCTTAGATGCATATGGATAGCGTAGATTAGGTTGAAAATCTTCGTATACGAAGTTACCCTGATAATTTAACCCCGATACTCCTAAAGATTCATAATCTATTTTCATCTATTCACCCCCCTTCACAGTAAGTTTTATACTGTCCAATAACTTCCAATTGTCATATGTTCCCAAGCTAATGTCGAATGGCCTTCCATTTCATCAAAGGCCCAATTGGATTGAGCTTGTTCACCTATAATAAGAGGAATACCTGTTACTGGTAATTGAGATAAACAATTAAATGCACCACTGAGGGCATCGACTAAGTCATCGTGAGCCCCTGCGGGAAAGGTTTCTAATTCTGTAAAGAAAGCCTCCAGGTTGGGGCATCCTTTGACTATCTTAATAATACCGCGCTCTGCCGCTGCACTCACAGGCATCGCTCTAGTAATCTTATCACCAGAACTACGAACACCTTCATATGCATAACCGGCAAAAATGCCCCGTTTCTTTTTATCAATTGCATATTTACCGGAGGAGCCACCTTCCTCCTCTTCTCTGACACGTGTTACTATACCATCAATAAGAGCAGTACGTTGTTGTAGTTCTTCTACCCCCAGGGATGAAGCTCTGGTATGCACTATATGTTCTAGATAATAGATACCATCCTTCTCTGAAAGAAGGACACTCGCAGTATAATCAGGGTCCTTACTTCGGGATCTAGCTTTCTTAGGATCTACCTCTGTGGCGGCACAGTCCCAAAAACGTAATCTTCTGCGTCCTGCCGGGGCCTGCTCAACTTCTTCAAACCAAGATTCCTTGAACATGTTACCTTTACGCGTAATAGTCCAGATACCATCTCTAAGACGTGCACGTGTAACAGGATCCAACTCATTTAAGGATTCCACATAACTTTCTGTATCTAGATATGGGTTATCACTTAAACCTGCTGGGATATATATGACATGCTCTTTTTTAGTTGCAGGATTAACGAAACGATTATAAACCCATTCAGCATCATCGCCATCATCTGGTGGGTTCGATGCGGAACGCACTCTCAGAGGGATCTCTACGCCTTTTAGTTTTCTTAGTCGAGAGAACATATACTTATAGGATCCTTCAGCAATATGCGTAATCTCGTCGAAACCTATAAATTGATACTCCCCTCCTTGATAGTTAAATCTATCTTTGGGATTCTCTAAATAACCAAATTGTAGAATGGCCCCACTCGGGAACACGAATTTACGTTCTTTTTCAACCCATCTAACTTCTTTTGTATTTAGCCAAGGAGCTAACCACCCATGGGCTCTATCTATAAGGGCTCCGGGTTTAACTAAATCCGCGAAAGTCTTTCTGAAGACAATGGCACTATAGCCTGGGATATCAACATATTGCAATGCACACATTAATAGTGCATCACTATTATGTGTTGGTATGAAACGGTCGGTTATCATGAATACGTGGCTGGGATGTTTAATTCGAACGCATTTCATCGGAATATTTGGAGATGTTTGTATGATGTCCTCAATCCAAATCGCAGTATCTCCTCGAGCACCCTTTGTGAGGATATTAG